TGTTAAAATGAGGATTATACTATTTTACGCCTTTAAATGCTACCTTTTTAATCTGCGCATTGCTTGTCTGACCTTTTGGACCTGCACCTTTGTTGTTTTTTACAACGAAAGAGGGAAAAGTCATTGCAGCATCCGATCCAACTTTCATACTTGGAAAAAGATTTTTTGCAGAGACAGTAGTCATTTTTGCATTTTTAAATTTCATATTATCCTCTCTTTTTAGACTTGGCTATGCCACCTTTTTTCATAAAACCCATTTTATTACGAACAAGTGTAGGTAGTTTTTTAAGTCCTTTATTAGATTTAGGTAGTTTTTTAAGTCTTTTTTTCATTAATGATACGTTACATTATTTTTTTCAATTAAAAAAGATTTATTTACCATATCAAAAAACATTTGTGCTTGATCCGGCGGCATTTCTTCATTAAGTAGGATTTTAGCAACGTTTATTAAAGATGTTGCAAATTCAACGGCGTCTAAATTTTCTGTATCTATACGATCGCGCGCACTTTTATAAATACTATAACCATTGTCTTTTATAGTTTTAAGATCGTCTTGCGGCATTCATTTTTTCCAAAGTTACAGCGGCTCTAAGTTGAGCAATATCCTCAGTAGAGTCAATCTTTTCATCCTGTAGCTTTTCTTTTTGTTTTACTTTTAATAAATCTAAGGCCATCTGATTTTCATCTGATTTTTCTTTTCGTCTTATTTCTGCTGCTTGAAGATCTAATTCTTTTTTACGTAATTCAACAAGACTATCTTCGCCCATGCCTTCCATCATTTCTTGTTCTTCGGCAACCATGTTATTTGTCATCTCAGCAATTTGTTTTGCAATAGCGGCTTCTATCTGCATTTGCATCTGTTGCTGTGCTTGAGGATCTTGTTGCATCTGTTGCATCTGAGGAGCCATTTGTTCCATTACTCCTTGTCTTGCCATTAATGAAATATGTTCAGAAATATGCGCTTGTAAAATACTCATTACAGGTAAATTACTTTTAACTAACATACTTGACATAAAAGCACGATGAGCATCAATGTGCGCTTGATGATCTTGGCCCTCGAATGCTTTGAGAGGTTTTCCTAATAATGAAATAGAATTTTCGAGTCCTGGATCTGTTGGTTGTGGTTGAGGCGGGGGAGGAAGAAGCGCCTCAATATTATCCACTCCCAATGCAAGATACATACGACGGTACGCTTCTTGCAAATTATGCGACTCAGGATTGCTCTGAGCTAATTGCAACTGTAACTGTGCCATTGCCACTCTTTGTGACATAGAAAACATATTTGGATCTGACACAGGAACGACATCTATTCTGTCGTCAAAATCTGTTTGTTTAACTGTTTGGTTTCCACCGACAACTTGATAAGGGTATTCCGGTGGCAAGCTTGTACCAAAAACTTTTGCTAATAATTTAAATTCTATTTTTTGTGCATAATGTAATCGTTTATGAATAGCGCTCATAACTTTTGCGCCTTGTTCCATCATGGCTAATGTTGTACCAACTGGAGCATTTGTATTTGTTTCTGCAATCTTCATGTCAGCTACGGCAGCGAAACGCTTACCTGCATCTACACAAAAACCTAAAAGCTGAAATAAAACTTGATCGGGTCCTTTATAAGGTAAGGGCATTAATCCATCACGGATCGCGCCACCCGGTGCGTCTACGTCTCTAAATTCTCCTGGCTGTAAAGGACTGTCGTCGTCTCTGATTCGTAATCCTCTTGCCTTAAAACCGGCTGGTAAGTTTGATAATGTTCCCGCATCAATAAGTTGACGAAGCGTGGCAGTAGCCGTTCGTGAGAGGCCCCCCAACATATGGATAAGCCCAAAACCATAAAAGCCAAGACCAGGAAGGAACTTGTAGTGAACGAAATATTGTATTTTTTTCTTAAAGGGATCGTCTTCTCTATAGTTTCTGTAGATTGATAATACTTTTCCTGAGCCCTCATCGATTGTAACAACGTATGGCAGCTCTATACCTGTTTCTTCCCCAGTTTCCTCGTCTTTATCTTCGAACCCTGGTATGTCCAAATTGCAATGTATTTCATACAAAGTATATGCATTATCTGCATAATCTGTCTTTTCTACACCCTCTAATCTGTTATATTTTGCCTGAATTTTACTCTCTTCATTACTCTCTTCTACTTCAATATCCCTATAAAACCCTGCATTTTGTAGTTTTCTAAGCTCATTTCGGTTCATTTTAACAATTTGACCTACTCTTTCCGCTGTTTCTAGGTCTGTTGCCATGTAATTAACGACTAAATCCTCACTTGGAATAAATTTTGACACGCATCGTGCCTTATTTCCGTCATAATACACCTTTTTGAAGGCAGAACCTGCTAAAGGTAGGTGAAATAACAACTGATCCATGTCTGGAGTGTAGTCTTCCATGACTGTAGTGATCTGATAATTCATAAAATCTTGTACTCTGTCCGCTTGCGCGATAACTTCTGGTGTTTCTACTCCTAAAATTGACGTTTTTACCGGTCCTGCTGGAGGTAACATTTCTTTAAATGCCTGTGCTTGAAATTGTGTGACAGATTCTGCTAATAATGGGTGTGTTACACCGCTTGCGCCTTGAAAAGGCTGTGATCTCTCATCGTATTTAAAGCCTAAAAGGTCTAATCCTTTAACATATGAATCTTCCCACTCGGACCGTGAATCGCGATCCATCTTAAAATCACCAACTAAATCAGTAGAGATAGAGTTTAAATCGTCGTCTGAGAGAATGTCTGCCAAGTTTTCGTAAAAATCTCCTGTTGATCCTGCCTTATTTGGGTCAAAATCAATAGTAGCACCGCCGTCTTCTTCTTGAATAATATCAATGTCAGGACCCATCCTTCCTTGTTCCAACATAACTTCTACTGCTGAGTTAGGTCCGTCAACTTCTCTAAAGTTTGGTATTGCTTGTATCTTTTTATCAACGGCCATTATGTAATCCTTGTTTTAGTTCGTTTACCCTTTTTCATTCTTTTAAACCCACGAGGCGTGATTAGTCCACCACGTTTCCCTTTTCGCGGTTCAACGAGCGTTGGATTAATACTAAATAATTCTGATTCAATTTCTATAATTTTATCATCATCATCGCCTGAGATAGCATCGCTCAATAAATCTAAAAGTTGAGCTACTCTTGATGATCCTTTTTCTGCCATGTGGCCTCCTAATAATAATTTCGTTGCATTCCTATTGTTAATTGCTCCGGTTCATAATCTTCTGGGTGCACCACAAAATTACCTTGGCGGAACCTTAACATAGCTTGGGTCATGCTGTCTACTAAATCATCATGTTCCCCAAATGGAAAAGCCGCACACTCCTCCACCATCTCCTCTGCCCATCTTTCATCTGGACGCCATACCATGCCAGCTTCAAATAAAGGTGCAACAGAATTGACTCTAACATGTTTATCATTTCCTTTGCTCGGTGTAAAGTTAACAACAGGAATTCCCATTGAACGTAGCTCATCTGTTAGTGGCATACCACTTGCTTTTGCTTCAATTAAAATCGTTTCGGGATCCCAATATCTGTATTCCTCCATCGCTGTTTTTTTTAATTCAGGGAAATCCCATCTGCCTTTTTTACAATCCATCAATATCGCATGAGGCTTATAAGAATTTTTTGGATAAAATATTCCCCAGGTTGATATTGCTGAAAAGTCGGCGGTCTCTTTTTTGCTGTAGGCGGTATCATAACTTTGTATGATGTGTACCATTTCAGGCGGGTCCTCTTCTTCCCAAATCTTCCACCATTCTCTTTTGATAATGGAACCTTCTTCTGAAACAGGATTCTGCTGCCATTGTGCTTGCCATTTTTGTTCTGTTAGGGAAGCCTTAACACTTTCCAATTCTTCTAGTTTCCAATACTGTGGCCAGATTGGCTCATTGCTTGGTAAAATAGCAGGAAACTCTACAACTTCCCATTGATCTGCTTTTGGTTCTGTTTGTGCTTTCATCAACTGACCAGTCAAATCTTTGGTAGACCAACGTGTCATGACAATAAGAATTCTACCTCCTGGCTGTA